ATTCTTTTTTAGTTATTAGTTCCTCTTAATTCTTCTACCGTAGGCTCTATTTCCTCTGGTGTAGGAGCTTCTGTTACAGGAGCTTCATCTTCCGCATAATATGCTTCAATGTGTTTAATCACTTCAGCAAGATCATTTGGCATTCTTGGTGGCAACATCTCCATTGGGGATTTGATACCAGTGTTCTCATATCCAGCTTGTTTATTAGTAACAAATTGATACTCAGAACCTTTTTCAGTTGTAATCATATCAGTATATAATACCATTACAAACTCTTTTTCAACTTGCTTTTTCAGCTTTCCTTGAACATACACATATCTCTCCTCTACTCCATTGGATCCTTCAATTACACCATCTATTCCTAAGAATATAATATATTTGTCAGTTCCTTTAGATAAGCGAAGAATACGATTAATTTCATCAGCGTAATCACTCCATATATCATAACCTGAATATGCAGCTTTAGACTTAATGTATTGGTGTTCTACCATTGAGGTAAAAGATTCAATTACTATTACTTTGGCTACTGTTGATGCTATCGCTCTTTCAAATGCTGCATGAAATTCAGTCATATTGGCAATAGGCACATTTAGCTTAAACTTCTGTCCTGACTTAAATGGCAGGGCTTTCTGTTCTGTGTTTAAAATGATAGTTGTTGTTGGGTCAAGATTTCTTAAAGATGTTGACTTACCAGAACCCGAAGGTCCAACTATAAAAATGTTTGGCTTCATTAAATTAATTTTTGAAGATTAGAAAATTGGTTCCTTGAGGATCAACAATTACATCATTTATTACTTGATCTAATTCGATACTACTCAAACCTGTTAATTGATTTATTCTGCTTTTTTTTAACTCAGAATGTTCACAAACTTTCTGAATTTTGTCATCACTATCTATTTTGTCAATTACTCTATTGACACTTAATAGATGTGGTATTAATTCACACCCTTTTTTACCGCTATATGATAGTCGGTTTATAAGGGTTATTCTGCTTTTAAGTCTAGACATAACAATACAAATGTACAAAAAATACACAAACAAAACAAGCTATTTTTTATACTTTTCATTATAAGCTGTTTTTTTATCTTTTCGCTTTCTTAAATTAATATTTTTACTTTCTTTTTTCACTTTTCGCTTGTAATGAGATGATAATTTAAGGACAAAAAAGCCCTTTATGTTTATCTCCTCGTTACGAAGCATTAACTGTCTTAATCCAAAGTAAAACTTCCTAATAATTAGGTGTACTACTTTAGGATCTAAATCAGTCTTTTTAGAAATTTCAGCAATAATTTTGCTGTGCTTATACTTCTTTCTCATTATGAAAATTCTTCACTGTTAGGTAAATCTCCTAGTTGATCATGCTTTAGCAATTTCATTTCTTCGTAGCTATTACTCATAAATTTGGCTTTGCTAGATTGAAATGCTATTTCAACCATTCCCATACCCGTAGACCTTCCTTTAGCGAATATCAATTCAGCATATTCAATGTTTGGAATACCACCCTGGATATTAAAATAAGCAGGTCTATGTACAAAACATACCATGTCGGCATCTTGTTCAATAGCTCCTGATTCTCTTAAATCTCCTAGCGTTGGTCTTTTATCAGACCTTTGATGAATTGCTCTATTAATCTGAGATAAGGCTATAATAGGGATTTTAAGTTCTAAAGCTAGATTCTTAAATTCTCTTGATATAATAGCTACTTCATTCTCTCGATTAGAAGGTTTACCCATATCGCAAGTTATTAGCTGTAGATAATCAATCATTATAAGTTTAACCTTATGTCTAATGACAAACTTTCTAATCCTATTAGAAATATGAGAAAGCTTTCTTGAACGGTCATCAATCCAAAACTTCTTATTTTCAAATTGTCCAATAACCGTATCAAGTCTTTTTCTTTCATCTGTAGATATTAATCTTTGTCTTATTTTACTTAAATCAATATCAGCTTCTACGGCATACATTCTGTTTAATAATTGGGTTTGCCCCATTTCTAAAGAGAAGATTGCTACCTCAGTATCGTGTGTAATTTGATTTTTAAAGATTTCAAGAGCTAGTGCTGTTTTACCCATTGATGGTGCTGCAGCTATTATTATTAGTTCAGTAGGCTCAAAACAATAGATAAACTTATCTACTACTGCTATATGCGACTGCACCAATATATCTCCTTTCTTCTTAGGCTCTAAACTTGCGTAAACTTCTTTGTTTGCTTTGTTTATATCAAACTCTTCAATATCTCCCATTTCCTGAATATCAACTATAGTTGTACTGATTCTATTAACCGTATCTTGAGGGTCAACCATATCATTACAATCTTTATTAATATCTTCGGCCAGTACTGTTAATGCTCTTCTTTTTGCATATCCATTTAAAATCTCTACATGTTGCAATAAGTGATTATCTGAGTCAATTCTTTCACAAATACCGTTGAGGTGAACAATAAGGTCAAAACCTTTCTTCACTCCATGCATAATATCAACATACTTTTTTTGAATAAGTTTGTCGGTAACGGTAGCTATGTCAATTTTAGATACTTCTGAAAGCTCTTTAATGGCTTGATAGATGTATCTATTTTCTGTAGATGAAAACTCATTAATCGTTAATTGGTCTGCAACTCTAAAGTATGATTCTGGATAGTTTACAAATGTTGCTAAAACGACTTCTTCTACATCAGCATTAGACTGACCTATAAATTCGCTTTTACTCATTAAATTAAATTGTAAGTTATCATTCATATTATCTAAATTTTTAATTCAAAGAGCCGCAAAGAACTTTTGTTCCTTGCAACTCTTTAGAATAGACTTAATTGTTCATTATTGGTTGACTGAGGCCCTTCTACATTATCAAAGTCTTCATCACTGATAATCTCAGGGGTTTCATCTTCCAGTTCTATCTCTCGAAGTTCCTCTCTCATTTCTTCATATTCAAATATTGCTATCTCAGTAGTAATAGAAACGTCCTTCCATCCATCTTCAATGCATTCAGTATCAAATCCCATATTAGGACTCATTTTAAGACCTGTTTCTTTTTCAAACTTCTCATACTTCTTGCAAGGAATACCGAACTCTGTACCTCTTTGGCCACTCATCTTAAAATTACAAGAGCCTTGCGGGATAAGAAATATTCCATCTTGAGCTCCAAGTATGTTTCCAAGTTCAATAGCTTTATATTCAAAATCAGATCCTTTATATTGAAGTATATTTGTAAATGTTTTAACTTGTTTGCCATAAGGGGGGTTTGAAATTACAGAAAAATCCTTTCCATTCATTAATTCTTTTACTTTATTAATGACATTTTCATCAAAAATATCCCCATTAATCCAATGTAATTCTGGCATAAGCTTCCTGCCTACTTCATAATATTCCTTACAGTATTCAATACAAATTCCGGTAAACTTTCTTTGTTCAAACTCAAGTATTCTTAATTGACACCAAGATAGTATTCCGATACCAGCACATAAATCAACGAAGTTGTAATTTCTTGTACACTGTTCAACACTTCTTGCTAAACTCATGGGCGTAAAGTGTGCACTTACTAGATTATTCATATTGGTAGCTCCCTCATGATAGTTTTCTAGAACATATATTTTATCATCGTATGATAAAACATCTTGCTCTATTATCTCCATAGCTTTACTATGGCGTTTCATATCTTCTTTGGAATATATCCCACTCCTGTAAAAGAATGTCCTCCATCATAACCATAGTTATATTGAAATCGTATTTGCAGCTCTCCTTTTCTTGACATTCTAAAATGATTTAATTCTGAAAATCCTTTAATATGATCACTTGCCAAATCTTGAGCTTCTTTAAATGCTACATTATCTTCATCACTCCATTCTGATTTCTTAGGATATGTGTACCCATCATTTTGAAAAGTCAAAAGGGGATGATTTTTCTGTATTTCTAAAAGCCTATCAAGTTGCCCTTGATTTATTGTTTCTATAGTCATAATTTTAGTTTTAGTTAATAACATAGAGCCGTTAAGCTCTATATTATTATGCTGCTTCATTTAAAATTCCTAAATACTCAATAGCTTTAAATGCATCTTTCATTGCATCATACACTATCATTTTATCATTCTTTAAGGATGTGAGCCAAGACTGAATATAAGCTGCATTATTATCTACAACATCATTTTCAATACCAGCTTTACTACAAAGAAATGCTGAGGTTAATTCAGCTACCAATTCTTCACGAGCATATCCTTTACTTCCAAACTTATGATGTCCAATAATTCCATCTCTGTCCAATCTATCAGAATGTCCTGTAGAATGAGCCATTTCGTGAAATAATGTGCAATAATACCCTTCGGGTTTATGGAAGTATTCTCTATTAGGCATTGTAATCGCATCTGCTCCTGGTCTATAAAAAGCTTTTTGTCCATTGTCATGAGAATATGGTGCTACCTTGTCTACAAACGTAGATAATAATGCATCACAACTCTCAATGGGATTGAAAACTGTTAAGTTCTCTTCTTCAAACTTCTTCTTTTCCTCTGCAAAGGGATTCTCAATACCCTCTATCTGCTCTAAATTGAATACAGTAGACTTACGTAACATTGGGTATCTTACTTCCTTACCATCAACTTCTTTCTCAATGAAACTGAAATAAATAATAGGAATACCATGCTCTCCTTTTTTTACATTACCACCCAATTCTTTAGCTTGTTTATATGTTAGCCAATAAGGTGTAGCTCTATCTTCAAACATTGCTTGAAAGAAGTTAGATCCTTTATGAACTTTCTTACTTATAAAATTCTGAGGATAACCGAACTGAACCGATTTCCAAGGTTTTTTCCAAGGGATTTCCCCCTGTTCTAATTTACTGACAATTTTATCAGTTAACTGTTGATATACGTCTAC